GAAACCGCCCTTATAGACGGCAACACGATCTTCCAGCTGCTCCAGATCGCCAAGCGCGACCGGCGGAATGACCAACACAGTTCCGTTGAAGTCGAACCGCACGCCGGGAATTTTCACAGTTCCAGAACTCATTCCACGCTGCTCAGGTAGTAGCAATTACCCAGCGAGTCCGCGAATCCCATCATGTCGAAATCCGGGATCGTGTAGTCATCCTGCTTGGTCTGCATGGAGAGTTTAGACGTGACGCAATTCGGCAGTCGCACGTAGGTGCTCTTGCCGTTTTTCTTGAGTAACAGCTCCGACTGGAAAGTGGGGATCTCGCCCATCGGCAAGTTTGGAACGACGATCTGTTTGCCGGTGGCCGACACGGTATAGCGGTAATCGGTAAACACCGTTTTGCCGGTATCCGCTGCGGCAAAGGTGTATACACCGGTGCCAGCATTGACCGCATATTGCCCGGTAGTGGGTGATGCTGCGACGCGGATAAACGGCACGCCGAACTGATCTCTCACGCCGAGATCTGCAGCAAACACGCCGCTACTCGGCGGGGCTGCTGTAATGGTGAATGGCGTCGCCGGGATCGCAGCGCCGGTGATGTCGTGATAAATCGAGATCAGGCCGGTATTGACCGTCTGCCCGAAAAACAGCGTATTGAATTGCGCTGCATTGATCGATGCGGATTTCGCCTTGGCGGCAATTTTGCCCTTACCACGCGCGATATCTACCGGAAACTGATTCTGTCCATGCAGCTCCTTGGTATCAAACGATAGATCGACCGAGCAATCCTGCATGATGCCGAGCAGTACCGGTGTCGGGTTGGAAATTGCATTTCCGTAGGCATCCGTCAATCCGGTGGCATACCAAAGCCCTGAGCCAAATGCGACTTGCATGGCAAATTCTCCTCAAGTGAAAAGGTTATAGAAATAATTCAGGTGATCGGCGCGCGTGCGATATCCAGCGCGTTGGCCAGGTAAACAAATCGATATTTCATCGTCAGAGCACCGGCAGTCAGATCGGCTTCCTTGCCTTGCCAGTCAGCGGAGAAACGGCGCATGTGTTGGCAGAGCGCTTCCAGCTGCGCGTCATTCATGATTAGCGTGTGGAGTGGTACCGCAACCGTATCCGCAACCGCATCCCAGACATCGCCACGCGCAATCACAATCACATCGACATCCAGATCATTGCGATCTGCATATTCAGATAGAGCCTGAGTCGTTTCCGTACTTGGAACGATGATGATGGCCGGGCTAAGGTTCCGCGTGATCGGTTCTTCGCGTGAGCGATACACCTGGGCACCAGCTGGTGTCGCGCCCGTGAGCAAATCCTTAATTCGCTGAAGGATTTGCTCACGGAGACTAGGCATGTCAGATCCTGGTTAGCGTTACGCGCGTGAATGCGCCATCGTCCATGAGCATGGTGTCACGCACCTTGTAATTCACGCCGTTCACCGTGATGGAATCCCCGCCGAGCAAATTCGTCAGCTGCACATCGGAGGTTTTCACGCGGATCTCGTACATGGTGCTCATGGCATTCGCGATACCAATGCCCAGCGATTCGTCCGGCGTGTCCAGAATGGCAAGAAATGGTGTCGCGCCCTTGGAACAGGGAACGGAGAAATCCGCCAGGAACACGTCGAGGTTTTCGCTGAACATGGTTATTGCGTCTGCTCGCCGCCAGTGTGCCCAGATTCAACCGGTGCAGAATCTTGCTCAAGACGAATGCGGCCGGCGTGCATGGCCGCCACATCGTCTTCTAGCTGGATCGTCTCGCCAGTGCTTGCAATGCTGTCGTCCTGGCGCCGGAACGAGCCGTCCATGATGCGATACGTGCGCAGCATGTCAGGCCGCTGCCTTCTGCGGTTGAGCCACAATACCCATCGCCTGCAGGGCGGCCGCAACCGCTGCCGCAATGGCCCCGGTATCAACGCCAGAGGTTGCGCTCGGTGCCGGCACTGTTCGCTTTTCTACGAATGCCGTGGCGGCTTTGTCAGCCGGTTCCAGCTTATGCAGATGGGCGGTGGCGGTGGCTTCGTCAAAATCGACTCCCTCCCCACCCGCATACGTGTTCCGTACCTCCTGTTTTTCGTCACCGATTTCCTTAATTTCAATCAGGTTGATGACGAAACCTTTTCGTACTGTGAATTTCATAAAATATCTCCTATGCTGTAAAGAGCACGGGCGCCCTGCGGCGCCCGTTGCTTCAATGAATCGCGTTGCTGATCGCCAGACTTAGAAGCCCGGAGTCAATGCATCCGACATGACCGAGAAAGACGCCCCATGTCGAACCGCGACATCGATGGTCTGGAAGGCACGAATCGCCACGTCGCCGGCGGCGAAGTCGGTAGACCCGTATGGATTCACCATGATTTCGGTCACGCCCCACTCGCCGATCAGCAATTCGCGCCAGTTGCCATAAATCAGCTCTGACGCGATACCGCTGGCGGTGCCCTTGGTCAGGGTGCTGCGCAACTGGTTCGAGACCCCATACGGATATCCCTGGACGTTATCAGCCACCGGGCTACCAACACCACCGCCCTGCGGAGCCCACAGATAGGCGCCTGTGCTGGATTTCAGCGTGGCGAGATAGCCCTTGGCCTTGGCGTTCATGGCAAATGCCATGGAGCCCATGGGAGCGTTAGCCACTGCAGGTGCGGTGTAGAGCTGAATCAGGTGGTCGAACGTCAAGTTCGCACCATTGGTTCCACCGATCACCGAACCGACGCCCGATTGATTCACTACGCCAGTTGGCTGGTTGCTAGAGCCCGTACCAGAGAGTGCTGCCAGATCGATGCCCAGCGCCATCTGAGACAACAGATCCTCGCGAGCCAGCATTTCGATGGCAGGAGTGGATTGCTGCAACATCAGACGACTCATCTTGCTGAGAGCGCCGATAACCTTGGGGCGCAATTGAACCTTGTCGAAGGTCGCCTCGCCTTCCGTCAATCCGCCCGATTCACCCACCCAGTAAGTCGGGGTGGTGGTGATCTGACGCGGGATATCGATGCCGCCCACCAAGCCCGTGAGGGTGCGCGCCCCAAGCTGCATCACGATCGACATATTGCGCAGAACTTCGATGAAGCTCTCAGCCAGCAACTGCGTTTCAACAAGATTGCCGCCCTGTGATGGCGTGCCAACCTGATAAATCGCGCGCTGCTGCAACATGCGCTGGGCGATCGGGCCGCCCATCACCATCATGGCGCGTGCATGCTCTTGAGTCGGCACAAATGGCAGATTCGACGGAATGAAGAAGCCAGCACGAGCTGCATTGCGGCCTACTTTCTTCGCAATGGTATTGCTGACTTCGCGCTCGAAGCCGGCAGCAGACCAGTCGCCGGCGATGATGGCGTTCACTGCGCGCACCAGCGAGTAGCTGCGCGCTTCCTTGTCAGTCAGATCCACGCGCTGATGATCGAAATGCGCGACTGACTGGGCGCCGCCCTGGCTGATGTGGTCTAACACCAGGCCGCGTGCGGCCTCAATCTTGGTGCCGTCACTGATAAGCTTGGCAATAAAATCCGCAGGCAGCTTATGGCGCGCGCCCAGGGCATTAATCGCCAGGATGCGTTCCTGTTCACTTTGGGCTGCATCCTTGCGGATGCGTTCGGCATCAACAACCGGGCCGGGCTTAACCGGATTATTTGCAGGATCTGGGGCGTCACCGCCCGCATCCCCGCCATCGCCCGCAGGGGCGTGCAAACGGTGCTCGTGTCTCATAGATACCTCTTCAGTGGATGCAGCGTGTGCTGCGGGTGATGTGCGCTCAATGCGCACTGGATGCGTGGATTCGGTCCCAGATGCACGCCCGACACCAACCGTCGGATCTGCAGGAATCGTCACCATGGAAATTTCATACGGCTCCCAGTCGGTTGCCGTATAGATATCGTTTTCGTTGTTATCTTCATCCAGCTCGGCGCGGAACTTGTGCACCTGGTACATGAAAGAGACGTTGCGCAGGATCCCGTCTTCGGCCATGCCCATCATTTCGTCACCACGCGGTGTGCGCGCAAAACGCACCACCGCATGTCCTTTCTTGTCTCCACCGAGCGCGGCCGACTCCACTACACCAATCACATCGTCCATGCGATGGTTGAAAAGCAGCGGAGCACCGTCATTCAGTCGTCCGAGGCGGGCAGAGCCCGGATCGTGTGAAAGGATTTCCTGGCCGAACCAGCGATCAACCGGCTGCTCGCTCGACCAGGTGAGCGTGAGCGTCCGAGCTTCGGCATCAAGCGCTGCCCCAGGACTGCCAGCGCGGAATGAAGCCGCCCGGCACAAAGACGGAATCGGCGCACCGTCCTGCAAACGTTGCTTCGCTTTTTCTTTCATGTCGACTCCAATAAAAAAGCCCGCACAAGGAGGGCTTTGGTTAAATAGTGGCGAGTAATTCTCAGCTCACGTCAAACTCGATGTCGGCATTCCAGACGATGCCGTCTGGATCGATGGGTGTGTAGACGATGAGCCGCCCTGGATGACAGCCGACAGAAATATTCGGGAAAAGCAGTCCTGGCTTGAACTCAATCACATCTCCTGACCAATCAATATTGGAGCCGGAATCTGAGCTGGCCACACCCGATCCCGCCTTAATAGCCACCCGTGTCACGAGATTGGTGTCCAAATCCCAGGCTTCGCCATCAAGCGTTAACTGCCAGCGCACTAGATTGTCGCGACCTGGGAAAATATCGACATGAATGGTCATGGTAATGTTGTCTCATTCAATCCATCGGAAGCACGCCATAATCACGCCCCTCCTGTTGTATGCGATACAAACGGCCTAGCGCGATCACTCCACGACGGCCGATAATGGCTGTGAGTGGCATTAGCCTTGCACGACCCGGAATGACAGTGGTGTATTCAGACTCCGTGTTTAATTCATCAATGAACGAGATCGATTTTCCTTCGAAAACGAGCTGCCCCGCATCCACGGATAAACGTATGGAAAATCCCGCATCCTGGGCGCCAACATTAACTTGACCGGCATCTGTCGCGAGCGCTGAAATTAACTGCGCATTGCTACCAGCGACCCCGATGGAACCGACGGAGCTGGCCATCTGGACGATTAAACCAACATCTGCAGGCGATAGCGCCAAACTTGCATAATCGACCTTAAGCTGGCCGTCCAAGATGGCTACCTGGCCAGATACCGTCAGTGCACTACCGTCAGCAGGCAGCACAATAACTTCCACCAGGTTCGCACTCTCTGGAATGAGATTCAGCGCACCAGCAGTGGCACTCAACTCAGTCCTGAGATTCCCTACCTCGCCGACCAGCGCCAGGCTGCTGCTGGCCGCTTCCAGCGCCGGCGAGAGCGTGGCCAGCTCACCGGTAACATGCACAACCGGGCTGCCTGCTTCCAGCGCCGGCGCCAACGCTGCAGCCCCGCCCGCAAGAGCCGCCGCACCAGCAGTGGCACTCAACTCAGTCCTGAGATTCCCTGCCTCGCCGACCAGCGCCAGGCTGCTGCTGGCCGCTTCCAGCGCCGGCGAGAGCGTGGCCAGCTCACCGCTTATTAAAAGCGTTCCGTTACTGGCGGTAAGTACCGTGGACCCTCTGTCGAATTCCTGGCCGAGCGCAAGTCGGCCTAGCGATTCAAAGCCAAGCATTACGGCGTACCGGGATCGAC